ACATTATTTTACTTTGCCGCCTTTTTTCATGTAACCCATTTTGTTTCTAACTTTTTTTGGAAGTTTAGCTAAACCTGGGTTTTTCTTTTTATCAACTGCTTTTAACATACCACCCTTTGCTTTTGGTACTCTTGGGTTAGTTGTTTGTTTGTTATATCTTGGGTTCGCCATTATTTTTTTCCTCCTCCATTACGGAATATTTGTGTACCCTTTATACCATAAATCGACGCAACCACAAGTATCCAAAGATTTGTGAACCATGAAGGGAGCTGCGAGAACATCTCAAAGAATAATTTTACTTTGTCCATCGCAGTTGGGTCGTCTGATACGACTGCCCATGCAAGTACAGCAACTGGAGTTGACAAGATTATAAGGACGGCCTCGTCTTTCCAGTCGGATTGTCTAGCTTCTAACAATTTACCTTGGTAAGCTTCCTCACCACGAGCTTGTTTTTCAGCATGCAATAATTGTGCTTCAGACATAGCCATTTTTGCTTTTTGTCTGTTGGCATAAATCTTTGAACCAGCTTGCGCTGCTAATTTAAGTGCCTGAAACCACATAAAAAACTAGTACCAAGTTGCAGTTTGTTTTCTAGCTTTACCTCTACCTTTGACATCTGTCTTGTCACCAGTAGCAATGTAGTTTTTTCCTCTAAAACTAGTTTTACTTCTAGGATCTACTTCAATATTTTGATCCGGGATAGCAACTTGTTTAGATTTTTTATAGTTTTTCATAATTATCTCCGTTTTTTACTTATACCAGCTTCAGATAAAGCAATTGCGATCGCTTGTTTACGACTTTTTACTTTTTTCTTAGACTTACCAATAGGAAGTTCGCCTCTTTTAAACTCCCTCATAACCTTTTTAACTTTTTTCTGTGGTCTTGTCATCTTTTTTCTCATTTTTGCTCCTTAATCGTCAATTTTTACAACAGTTGAGGGCGCGCCTGACTTTGCTAACGAAACTCCTGCTCTTAGTTTTGCTAAATCTTCATTTTGTTCCATTTTATCTTCAGCTAAATCTCTTGATTGCATTAATTTTGCTCTATCAAGTTCTGCTTTAGACATGTCAGCTTGTTTTTTACGTTCGTTTTCCATAGCTCGAAGGTCAACTTCTCTAGCTTTTAGTTTTAATAAAGGATCAGAATCAAATTGTGATGTGATTCTTTTCTCTTCCTTCATATATTCCTCTGTCATTTCAGCAATCAACGTTGCTTTTCTTGCATCAACCTTTTGTACAATCTGTTGAAGCTGTACAGCAGCTTGTGGATTTGCCTGAGACTGTTGTTGAAGCATAGGAATTTGTCTTAACTCTTCGCTAAACTCTAATTGAACTTGTTCTTGAGCCATAATCGAAATGTGCTCTAGAATATTTTTTTGAATCGCTGCCATAATCGCAGGGTTATTTCTAACCATGTTCGTTGACATAAAGTTTAAGTGAGCTGTGATGTGTGCTCTGTGATCTTGACCAGGGAAAGCTTGGAAAGGTTTACCTGCCATTGCATCAATGTGCTCTAAGCTTGGATCTTTTGGAGCCGGAGGTGGCGGCGGAGGTAAAATCTGATCAATATCTTTTACACCAATTGCTTGATACATGTTTCTGTATACAGCATATAGATTGTGTATCTGTGGATTTGATGTTGCAAGTTGTAATTCTGTTTGCGCTAGCGTTACTCTTTGCGACATAGAAAATATGTTTGGATCTGCAACAGGTAAGATATCTACTCTGTCATCAAAGTCTGCTTGTTTAATTTGTCTTGTGCCACCAACAACATCATACGGATACACTGGTGGTAAGTATTGAGAGATAATTTTTGATAGTAACTTAAATTCTTGTCTAAGTGCTGTGTACAATCTTTTGTGAATTGCAGACATAACTTTGGACCCTCTCTCTAAAAGAGCAATCGTTGTTCCTACAGCTGCATTTTGATTTCCTTCACCAACTTGCATTTCAGATATTGAAGCAAATCTTTGACCAGCTTGAACTACAATACCCATCAATTGTAATAAAGTTTGTGATGGTTCTTTGTAAGGTAAAGGATAGAATGCATCTCTTAATGATCCACCCGGCGCATCTACATCTTTAAATTCACCTGGCTGAATAGGAGCTGCTTCATCTCTAACTCTTACACCTCTCTGTTTAAATCCTGCAGGTAAATTGGAGAGTGTACCTGCATCTAATAATTGACGGAGAGCAGTCGTTGCCGTTCTGCTCAATCCGCCAATCATATGTATTAATCCAAAACCATAAAACCCAAGTCCTGGCAGAAATTTGAAGTGGACAAAATATTGGATCTTATTTTTTCTTGGATCGTTGGGCGCATAGTTCCTTCTTATCGAAAGAACTTTTGTACTACCTTCTTCAATTGTTACAATGTAAGGTAGCTTGATTCCAGTCGGTTTCCCGTCTGGACCAATATCTTCAAAACCTTCTAAATCTAAATTAACATGAAACTCTAGTAATGTATAAACATCATCAGGCTTACCTGATCTTTTAGATCCTTCTAATTCTCTTTCCTTATCCGCTACTTTGTCTTCAATAACAGCTGGAGAAGTCAATTCAATATCAGAATAGAAACCTGACACTTGTTGTTTTCTTAATTCGTTTTCTGAAATTTTAATTCGATGAACGATTGCTTCCGCATCATCTAATGAGGTAGCTGTATACGGAACAATCAAATCATCTGCTGGAACGAACTTAGAAACAGCTCGTCCTAGTAAGTCGTCATAATAAACTTTTTTAAATGCAGAACCTGCAAGAGGTAAATGAAATAACATAGAATCAAATTCAGGTTCATACTCCTGCATCTTATCCATGATTTGGTAATTCATGAAATCTTTTACACGTTGAGCTTGTTGTTGTTTTATTGGATCAACTTTACCAAGTATCTGTGTTCTTACTGGACCATCACTTGGTAATAATTCTTTATACGCCATCGCTTGAAACTGAGTTACAGCTTCAGCTAATACAGGATGTGTTGCACCTGATGCGCCTTGAAACGGTTCTGTTCTATTGTTGTATTTGAAACCTAATAAATCTAAACCTTCAATGTAAGTTTGTTCCCAGTCTTTTCTAGATGTTTTATAATCTGTATAGTTTCCTTTTAAAGTATTGCCTAAAGGATCTAAAATATCTGCTGGTAGTAAATCTGCTAAATTATCAAAATGATTTTCTGTGCCTGGTATATTAATTGCGCCAGGTTCAAAATTTATAGTTGCGCCGCCGTCTTCTTCCGGAATAATTTCAACCGGACCTTTGTCTACGACTTCTTCTTTAACTTCGATTTCTTCTTCCGGGCCCGGAACGTCTAATTCAGTACGTACTTCGTTTGGAAGTGATTTGTCTATTTCTGCCATTTGTTTTCTCCAATCTTACCGTTCTAACTTGTTTTAGTGGAATATTCAAGCCTTGCGGATTAGGACCTGATTTAGGGGGTATGGTTCTTGTAAGTTTCTTCAAGTTATTCTCCAAGAAGATAGTCTAGCCCTTTAGACTCCTTTACTGAACCGCCTTTTGCTAAAGGCATGCCTAATATATTGTATAGTTCTAAAATACCTGATAAACCAAGTTCAGCCTCTAAAGCCGCTGGTCCACCTACAGCGCTTATAATTTTTTCTCTTAACGACTTTTTAACTTTTCCACCTTTTGCAAAAAACTCCTCAAAAGAAACATCTGTTGGATTGATGTCCATATCAACAAATTCATCTGTATATCTTGCAACATACTCCTCATTCTTCATGATAGATTTTAAATCTCTTAATAATTTTTTTCTTTGTTCAGGCGTATACATTTTATCGCCTTCTGTTTTTAGAGTGCCTTTCTTTAAATCTTCGGCTAATTTTAAATTAAAGCCTGGTCTGTTTTGAATAACGTTTGAAATAAAGTTTGTTTCCTTTTCATCAAACTCAACATCATCAACGAACTGCATAGGCTTCTTTGTTTTAATACTTGTGATTCCTGCTTGATCACCCGGTCTTGGTTTAAAAGGGTCCGTGATTCGTGATTCAGGAAACTTGATAATCTTCTCCGCTTGTCTTGCTTCTTCAGCGGCTTGTTGTTTTATTTTAATTAAATCTAAACCTTCAGGGTTTCTGCCTTTAGTTTGTCTAAATGCTTTTACTAATGTTTCAAAAAGTTTTTTATACATATTAATAATACACTCTTGGTCGTTGTTGGACTTTTTGTTCGTCTACGTAATCTTCAGGGTGTTGAATCAACCCTCCCTGCC